TCAGTAGCCGTCGCAGTCCTCGGCGCCGCAGCCGCGGCCGGTGCCGAAGGAGGAGCAGTTCCCGCCGCTGATGCAGGAGCGCTGACGGCGGGTGGGGCGGGCGGTACGGGTGGTACGGGTGGTCTGGACGACGGGGCTGCTGGAGCGGGCGAAGCAAGTGGTGTGCTCGACGGTCCACCGACCGTCGACCTTCGGGCCAAGGTACCCGGTGAGGGCCCTGACGGGGCGGTGGCAGTTGCGGCAGGTCCCCGCGTAGGTGTTCGGCCGGCGGGTGGTGGTGGCGGTCATCTTGGGCTCCTCGGTCTCTGTCCGACAAGATCAAGGTAGCACGGTGTCCATACCATTGTCCATACCGATTTGCGGGAATCTTTGCAAGCACCGAGCAAGCAGTACCGCCCCGCAACGACAAGAGCGCCCCGCCCCTCCCGAAGGAGAGACGAGGCGCTGGCGGTACAGCAACGTGCTGTGAACGCGGATGCTGCTTCGAGGGGTGGCGTACGCTCCTGCTCCGTCGCTCAACACCATCACGGGGGTTACGTGACCGAGCCAGCCATCCCGGTGCGGATGAACTTCTCGCTACCCGAAGCACTTCGGGACCGATACTGGAGACGGAGGCACACCATGACCGAGAGCACCATCACGACCACGGCACAGTGGACGCTCCCTGAGCCGGTGATGCTGAACGACTCGATCACCTACTCCCTCCCGTACGTCGAGGGCCAGCGGTACACGGTCACCTTCGACCGCTGACAGGTCGACGTCGCACGGCCCCCCCGCAGCGATCCGCCCTACTACGGCGTCACTGCGCGTCCCCGTAGGGGTGCGTCGGGGTCGGGCGGGCATGGTTGGTGCGCCCGAAGTAGAACCCGAGGACGACGAACAGCGCGTTCGTGAGCACCAGCGGGATGTGTTCTGGGTCACGGAACGCCGCGACGATCGTCGCGAGGGTGAGCAGACCGGCGATGACCGCCTGCATCCGCTCCCACAGCGCGTTGATCTGGTTCTTCCGCGACGCCGCGAGCATGTCGGCGGACACGCGGGCCAGCGCTGCGGTCAACGCCGCCTCGACATCCGTGCTGGCGACCAGCGCGGCAGCGTCGACGGCCGCACCCGCGCTTACCCGCGCCGCTTCGGTCTCCGGTGTCTCGTCCTTTGCGTCAGCGGTCACGGCTTGGCCTTCTTCTTCCGCCGCGTTCGCGGGGTGCGCGGGCGGGCGGCTGCGACCGGCGGGACGGCACGCAGGAACCCATGGCCCGACCAGTTCTCCGCGAGGCGCATCACGAAGCAGACGACGGCCGTGCCGACCGGCATCAGGGCCGTGACCTGCTGCACCGACAGGTGCACGACGCCGAGGGCGAGGAGCGCGTTCAAGATCACGCTGAACGCCCCCGTCTGCGTCAGCGCACGGGCGGATCCTTGGCCGGCGTCGAGGGCGGGGGACGGCTGGTCGGTGGTAGTCACAGTTGCCCTCCTGGGCGGGTCATCGCTCGGTGACGCCGAGCAGGACGAGGAACAGCAGGCACAGGACGAGACCGAGGGTCGGGTCGCCGAACCACGCGACGATGAGCAGCAGGACCGCGAGCGCCCACATCAGGGCTGCCCATCGGTCACGGCAGCACGTAGCCGCGCGCCCGCGCGAGCGCCTGCAGCTCGGCCGCGGTGACGACGACGGCGGGCACCTTCGGCGCGATCCCGGCCTTGCGTTCGGCGGCGAGGGTGGCCATGTCGTTGACGTGACGCATCCCGCCCGCCCACACGAGGAACTGCGGCGCCGGGTCGCCGGGGTCGCTGGGGCCTTGCACAAGCGTCGGCATGTCGTCCTCCACGGGAGCAGGTCGGGGCTTGGGTGCCGGGGTCGGGGCGGGGGTATGGGGCTGGGCCGGGGAGCCGGCGATGAGACGCAGCAGGTCGGGCAGCGCGCCGTGGAACACGCTCAGGTCGCAGAAGTCCGGCTGGCCCGGGACTCCGGTGGCATGGTCAGTGAACTGCCACAGGTCGTGGCGGATCGTCGGCTCCCCGGCGGGCGGGGGCTTGCCGGGTCGCCACGACCGGTGGCCCCGCGGGTAGCGGGCCACCCACAGGGGCCGCGTCACGGCGCCGATCTTCTTCCCGCCGTACGCCCAGGTGCGGCAGTCCAACGCGGCGTCGACCCGGCGGCAGAAGTCCTCGTGCCGTGCATCCCACGCCGCGCCCTCGACGTCGAGGATCGCCCACTCGCCGAGGCGCAACGTGCCGACCGCATCGGTGAACGCCTTGGCCTGGTCGGCAGCCGAGATGCCGTCGCGCCAGAAGTGGTACAGGCCGACCGCCGCGACACCCGCCCGGTGGGCGCGGTCCCGCTGCTGCACAGCTTCCGCCCGCGGCCGGGCCCGCCCCTCCGTCCACTTGAGAATCACGGCAGGGGAGAAGCGCGCGTAGGCGGGCCAGTCGGTGATGCCGTGCCAGCGGTTGACGTCGGCGACGAAGATCACGGCAGGCATCCGATGACGTGGACCAGGCATGTCGGACTCGGGCTGGGGCTTGGGGTCTTGACCGGCGGGCGCGACGACGCGGAGGACCGCGGGGACGGCGCCGTGCCCGGCTGCGGGGCGCGGTCGCTGCGGGTCGTCGGCGACGCGGCCGGGGCCGGTCCGCCGGGACGCACGGTGACGTTCACCACCGGGGTGTCAGGGTTGCCGCCGAGGGACTTCACCTGGGCACGCAGCCCCGCGACCTCCGCGGCCCGGACCCGGTCCCGGGCGGTCAGCTCGCGCAGCGTCTGCGCCTGCCAGGTCAGCGCGAGCACGCCGCTGAGCAGCGCGACCAGCACCCCGACCCCGAACCACACCAGCCACGTCCGATCCATGAACCTCGTCACCGGCGTCTCTCCTTCGTCAGCAGCGCGTTGAGCCGCCTGATCTCCTGCTCTTGCGCGTCGGCCCGCTGCCGGAGGTCGGTAAGCAGCGCGGTCAGCGCCTCGTCCTCCACCGTGCGCGGCGCGGCGCGGCGCTTCTCCGCCACCCCTTCGCGGTTGCTGCGGCGGGACGACGCGAAGCCCCACGCACCGCCGACCGCCGCCACGGCGACGCCGCCCAGGGCGCTGACGATCGTGGCGCCGATGTCACCGGCCACACGTCAGCCCCCCGTCCGTCATTCCGCGCGGGAATGCTCAGGGCTGGTGCACTGAGCAGGCGAACACCGGATGCGTGTGATCGGCGCCGTGGGCCTCGGTCTCGGCGCAGGACTCGTCCTCGCAGGGCTCGGCGCGCTGCGAGACAGCCGGCGCGGTGCAGCCGGGGGCCGCGATGCAGAGCCAGCGGCCTTCCTCGTCGCGGACGGGCGGCGTCACGGGTGCAGGTACCTGACGTGGAGGAGTGCGGCGGTCACGTTGAGGTTCCCTCCCGAGGTCTGCTGCGCGAGAATCTCGACGTAGTCGCCGACCACCGTGCACTGCACCGGGACGGTGAGCGTCAGCGCCGTGCTGTTGGCGGCACCGGCCGGTGCCTGGATGACTTGACGCCCCGCCGGGCCCGTGCCGTTGACCCCGACGGTGAGCAGGCGGTTGCCGGTCGCGTTCGCGGCGAACGTCACGGTCAGGGACACGATGTGCCAGCCCAGGGTCTGCATGAGGTAGCGGGACGTGTTGGTCACCGTCGAGTGGCCGGAGGCCGAGTCGGCCTCCTCCGTGTCGAGCAGGAGCGCGGCCTGGACGGCCGTGGTGAGCGTCTGCGCGGCCGTCAGGCGGCCGACGAAGAAGTCGACTCGGCCCTGCCCGCCCGTGGGGGCCAGGCCCTGCAACTGCTGGATCGAGTCGCGCCAGGTGTTGTGGTTGGCGGCTGTCGGCTTCGTGTTGGCGACGGCCGTGTACGGGGTGGGAAGGGTCGCCACGCGGGCTCTCCTTCCGGGGGCAGAGGAAAGAGACCCCGCGCGGCGAGGTCTAGATGAGGCGAGCGGTCAGGTGGGTCGGTCAGTACGCGAGCGGGTACGAGACGTTCGCGCCCGCGCCCTCGATGTAGCCGAAGGTCGCGTCCTCGTAGACGAAGAAGTCGGAGACCCCCGACCCGGCCGGTGAGAGCTGCCAGGTGGTCGTCCAGGTGCCGTCGCCCGGGGCGTTGTGGTCGATCGACTCGATGAAGAAGTCGGCGCTGATGTCGGGTGCGGAGCCGGTGTGCCGCTTCACCGTGATCCGGTCGCCGATCTTGCGCCCGAGGGCGTGCGGCCACAGCGCCGTGTTGGACGAGGGCCGGATCGTGATGGCCTCGACGCGCAGGTGCGGGTCCTTGTAGGCGCCGAGCAAGAAGTTCGCGCGGTCCGTGGCCTGCGCGTCGGTGTCGACGCCGATGGTCTGGCTCAGCGGGCTTGCGCCGAAGTAGTGGGCCTGGCTCGTGGCGTCCTCGACGTGGACCGTGGCGCCGCCCGTGCGGTCCAGGGTGACGTCGTTGTAGATGAGCGTGTTGTCGAAGTCGAACGCCACGTCCTCATAGGGCAGTTCGCCTGGGCCGTCGCCGAACGTCGCCTGGCTTGCGGCGTTGAACCGCGCAGACCGCTGGCGGAAGGTGACCTTGCCATCGGGAGCGATGAAGAGGTTGCCTCCCTCCCACTCGGCGAGATCGCCGAGCGCCTGCGCCACCTTCGTGCCGTCGACGGAGTAGTCGCCCACGGTTGAGGCTCCGGTGTCGATGTCACGGGCGGCGGCGGGCCAGCCGACCGAATCCAGGTAGCGTCCCGCGCGGGTTCCGGTCGCGTCGCCCGGATAACCCAGCCCGGCATTGTAGTGGGCAAGGACGCGTGCGGCCGACAGGGCCGAGTCGTACACCGCGGCGTGAGCGTAGGTGCCGGTCAGGTAGGTCAGGTTGCGGGTGCCGCCCAGGTCGAGCGTTGCGGCTGGGTACCTTGGTGCGACTGCGGTCGCCGACACGTCGGACCCGACGGCTACGCCGTCGACGTATAGCACGAGAGTCTTTCGTGCCGCGTCGACAGTCTGAACCAGGTGATGCCACGCGTTGTCCACGATCGAGGCGGGGGAGACCGCTGAGATAACGGCGCCCCCGGAATAAGGATCGGAATACCCTGCGCTCACAATTCCGCTCGCGCTGAGTGCAAGTCCCGCCTGATATCCCCCGTAAGCGCCGTCGCGTTGCAGGAATAGGTCGCCGCCGACGGCCGGAGCAGCCGCGAACTTGGCCCACACCTCCATCGTGGACGCTCCCGCCAGGCTGACGATCGGTGGCAGGGGCAGCAGATCGCCTGCGGTCAGGAGACCGCCTGCGGTTAGGGTAAGCGCGGTCGCGCCCGCCACCGGGCCATCCGTTCCGAACGCGAATGCGCCAGGGCCGTTCTTGGATTCCAGGGGGGCGGCTGGTGGCAACCCGGCCCCGGACATGTCCCCTGCGGACGTGCTGCCGCTCGCCTCGCGCAGGGGGAAGTACGCGGTCGGTCCATCCGCCACGACCTCGGCTTGATACAGCGAAGGCAGGGGCGCTCGCGACAACGGCGAGCACGCATCGACGCACGTCAGCGCGACGACCCCCAGGAACCCCGCCGCGACCCAGGCCTGCGGGTATCGCTCTGCGAATCCTGTCCACACGTCGTACGTCACCCCGTTCCAGACCGCCTGCCGGTTGTACCGGCGCATCGGCAACAGCGACTTCCCGCCGGAGTTCAGCGGCGACGTGGTGTTCGTCGGGTCGAACCGGCCGTCGGTGTTCTCCACCGCCACGGTAGCAGTGCCGGTGTCCGTGCGGGCCAACTCGTAGGTACGGCCCGAGTGGCAGGAGAAGGCCGTGACCAGCGACTTGCCGTTGGCGTCCACCAGCGTCGTCCAGGTCGTGACCGCCGACGTCGGGTCGTTCGTGACGTCCATGCGGTCGGTGATGACCGGCCAGTTGGCGTTCGTCATGCCGTCAGTCCGTTCGTGATCGCTCGCCGGCCCTGCCGCAGCGCGTGGCGCTGGACGGTCTCGTAGACGGTCTTGCCGTCGAGGTTCAGCACGGTGTGGACCCAGGTGTCCCCGCCGCCCCCAACACCCTGGGGGGCGCCGCCGTGGCGCAGCATGTCGCGGGACAGCACGTACTCGCCGCCGTGCACGACCGCGAGACGCGGCTGGCCCGGGTAGCCGGGCACCGGCCCGCCGTCGGCGAACCCGAGCCACTTGCCCGCCTTGCCGAGCGCACCGCCGACCGCACCCGTGACCTTCCCGATGCCGCCGGTCAGGTCGCCGACCGCCCGCTTGATCGCCTCGAAGATGGGCCGCAGCACGTCCCAGACCTTCTCGACCGCGGTCTGGATGCCGTGCCAGACGCCGTGCCAGATGTCGCGCAGGACCCGGACCTCGGCACCGATGACCCGCAGGCCCTTGTCCACGATGAAGCCGAACACCGGCTTGAGGAAGTCGTCCCAGATCGCGTGCAGCACCTTCCCCGCGATCCGCAGCTCCGGCTCCCAGACGTGCCGCCAGAGCCAGAGCACGACCGCGATCACGCCGTGGATGGTGGCGATGAGCGAGTCGAAGATCGGCTTGAGGACCGTGGTCCAGACGAGGTGCGTCACGGCCTTGATCCCGGTCCAGACCCCGCGCCAGTGCTTGATCAGCACGCCGAGGACCAGGCCGAACGGGCCGCCGATGATCGTCAGGATCAGGGTCAGGTGATGGGTGACGAAGTCGATCGCGTCCTTGGTGATCGACTTGATGAAGTTCCAGATCGTGCGCCAGTTGCGGTAGATGAGATAGCCCGCCAGCACGACGGCGCCAATGGCGAGAATCCAGGGCAGGGCCGCGAGGGCCATCGAGGCGAACGCGCTCACGGCCGAGACCGCGACGGCGGCGAAGCCCGCGACCTGCTCGGCGACCCAGACGGCCGCCGTCGCGATCATCTTGGCGTAGGAGGTGACGCTCGCCGCCGCCGCGATGACGAGCTTGTAGATGTAGGCGCCGATCGCCGCGACCAGCACGGTGCCGATCACGCCGGCCAGCACCTTCGCCACCGTGGAGTGGCGCTCGAACCAGCGGGCCACGCGCAGGGTCTTGTCCGCGACCGTGGTCAGGACCGGGATGAGGCGCAGCCCCAGGTTCTTGAGCAGGTCGGAGACGCGGGCGTGGAGAATCTGCACCTTGCCGGCGAACGTCTCGCCGAACGCCGTCGCCGCGCCCTTCGTCCGGTTGCGCAGGCCCTCGATGATCTGCCCGCCGGAGGTCTGGAGCCCGTTGAGCTTCTCCTGCGCGGTCCTGACCTTGTCCTGCGCGCGGGCGAGCGCGTCCGCGGACACCACGGAGCGGCCCGACCGGCCCTGCACCCGGGCCAGTACCTCCGCATAGGCGGCCTGCGCGGCGGCCAGCGCACCCGAGCCGGTGACGGTCTGGCTCGCATGCGCGTTGACCCGCGCCAAGGTCTGGGAGTAGGCGAGCTGCGCCCGGGAGAGCGCCTGCGTGTCGGCGACCGAGCGGACCTTCTTGGCCGAGATGCGCTCCTCGGCCTGGGAGACCCGCTGCTGCGCACGCTCGATCGCCTGCATGTCCGCGAGCGAGCGGCCCCGCGTAGTCGACGCCCCGGCCTCGACCTGCTCCAGGTGCGCCTTCGCGCGGGCGAGCGCGTTCGCGTCCGCGACGGACGTGCCGTGCGCGGTGTGGCTCTTGCCGAGCAGCGCCTGGTAGGCCTCCTGGGCCTTCGCCAGCGCCTTCTGCGCGGCCGCGACCTTCGCCGCCCCGCCCGCGACGACCGGCAGGTCGATGCCGAGCTGCTTGAGCGGCCGGAGCTGGCCGTTCGACGCCTTGCCGACCGCCACCGCGGCGTCGGCGAGGTCGATGTTGCGCAGCCGCGCGAGGTTCACCGCGTCCCCGAGCAGCCCCATGGCCTTGCGGGGGTCGTTCGTCGCCGTCGTGAGCCGGGCCAGCGCCTCCTCGACCTGGGCGTTCGTGTAGCCGAGGGCCTCGAACTGCGCGTTCGCGCTCTTGACCTTGCGGCCGAAGTCCTCCGTCGCCTTGCCGGTGTTCTTGAGCGCGGTCTCGAGGTGCGCGTGCGCGACCTCGTACTGGTCCGCCATGTGCAGGGCCGCGCCACCGACCCCGATCGCCGCCGTGCCGAGCCCGAGCAGCGCGCCCTTGCCCGCCGACGCGAGCTTGTCGAAGGAGCCCGCGCCCTTGTGCGAGAGGTGGTCGATCTCGTGAGACGCCTCGCCGAGCTTGGCCTTGAACTCCCCGATGTTCGCCTTGAGCTCCACGAACACCGGGGGCAGGGCCATGGCGCGCTACCTCCGGTGGATGGCCCGCGACCAGGCGCGGGCGTGAATCTCTCGGATGCGCGGCAGCACCGCGTCGTAGGCGCCGGCCATGACCTTGTGGCTGGCCTCGACCTTGCCCGCGTAGAGGCGGACCCGCGGGCCGCGCGGGCCGACCATGAGCGAGTAGCCGCCGAGCGGCTCGCGCTTGAGCCGCTTCGAGGAGTGGATGGCCCGCTTGTAGAGGCCGGCCTCGACGTCCTTGCGGTCGCCGCGGTAGACCGGGGCGCGGCGGCGCGCCTCGCGCTTGACCTGCCGCCCGCTCTCGCGCAGCGCCCACATGGTGCCGCGGTCGGCGCGGCGCTGGATGTCGCGCAGTCCCTTGCGAGTCGCCTGGCTCGCGATCCGAAACGAGACGAGGAGGGAGGGACCGCCGCTAGCCACGCCGGTTCGCCTCCTGCTGCCGCTCGTGGTCGGTGAACACGTCGTCGATGCGGAGCATCCAGTCGAGCTGCACAGCCGGGCAGTCCGCGATCTCGTCGGTGTTCCACCCGAACGCCTTCGCGGCGCGGTAGTCCCGCAGGTACGGGGGGAGGAGATGCGCGGGGACCTGGAGCCCGTCGAGCGCGTTCCTCAGACGCTCGACGGCACGGTAGGGGACGCGGGGTCGGGGCTGACGCCGAAGTTCGGCAGCAGCCGGTCGAGGAACGGCGCCGTCGCGTCCTGGAGGGCGTCGTAGACCTCGCCGGGCAGGTCACCCAGCGTCTCGACGCTCACGGGCGTCTCGTACGACCAGTCCTTGACGAGCGCGACGATCAGCGCGTCGTTGAGGTCGTACATGAGCTGGATGCCCACCGCGCCCAGCGCGGTCGCGGCCCCCGCCTCGTCCTTGGCCTGCACGGCCGCGGTGAGGCCGGGGGCGTTGAGCGCACGGCCGGTGATCGCCCCGATGGGCCGCCGCAGCCGCTCCGGTACCTCCTCCGGACGGCGCAGGGTGGCCCACATGTCCCCAGGCAGGTCGATCTTCACAGGTGCTCCCTAACTAGCTAGTTGGCGTACGGCGCGCCGGCAGACGCGTTCTGGAGGGTGATCTTGATCGGCGAGTAGCCGCCGGACGCGCCCACGTCGGTGGTGTTCGCGATGGCCTCGTACGTGCAGTCGATGGCCACGTAGTCCCCGCCGCGGTCGATCGTCGCGACGTGGAAGAGCGCCTTCGTCATGTGCAGCTTGAGCTGCGTCAGGGTCGCGCCCGCGCCCTGGGTGAAGTTGAAGTCCAGCACCTGCTGGGTCGAGGCGAGGAAGTCCGTCAGGCGGGAGTCGTCCTCCATGATGAACTTCGCCTTGCCGGCGACCGTCAGCGACCCGGCGAAAATCTTGTACGGGGCCTGGGTGCCATCGGCAGTCATGAGGGGCGAGACGTTGCGCTTGATCGAGCACTCGCCCTCCAGCAGCGTCGCCACCGTGCCGCCGCCGACCGTGGTGGTGATGCCCCACCCGTAGGCGGGGGAGACGGTGGTGAAGGCGGCGATCGGGGTCGCGGCGGTCGCGGAGAGCAGGGACACGCCCTTCGCGTCGTACTCGATCAGCCCCTCCCCGTTGAACTTGAACGTCAGCTCGCTGGCCAGCCACGCGGCGTAACGGCGGGCGTTCGTGACGTCGAAGTCGGTGAGGGTCATCGAGGTCGGCTGCCCGTCGCCGGAGTTCAGCAGCGCGAACGCGTGCGAGTACGGGGCGGCGGCGGTCGTCGACACGACGTCGCCGAGGATCGCCGAGCAGGGCCAGCCGATCTGATCCGGGTACACGTCGCCGCCGAAGTCGAACGTCGAGTACGCCTGGCCCTGGACGTGGCCGTAGGTCTCCGCCATCGAGCCCCGCAGCCCCTTGTCCCACAGGGGCGCGACGATGTCCTGGGGCTGGATGGACCGCACCGGGATGTAGGCGGTCGCGGCAGCGGACGTCCCGCGGGTCGCCTCCTTGGCGACGCCGAGGAACGAGCGGAAGGTGGGGTTCGGGCTCGGCATCGGGGTCTCCTAGATTCGGGCGCGGACGTGAAGGAAGAGGGTCGCGACGGTGAAGCGGCCGAGCGGCTGGCCGTCGTCGCCCTCGGGGATGGACGACTCGTAGTCGCAGGAGACGGGGACGGCGCGGATGTTGACGGTGCCGCCGACCGTGGGGTCCACACGCAGCGCCGCGATGACGAGGTCGACCAGGGCCGCGCACCGCTCGAACACCAGGCGGGCCTGGTCGCCGCCGCGGAACACCGACACGACGACCTCGACCGTGTAGCCCTCCTCCAGCGCCCCGGCCTGCATGTTGCCGACCATCGCGGAGGTCGTGATCTCGCGGCGCACGTCGCCGACGAACACGACGTCGTTGTGCTGCTGGCCGGCAAGCGGCTCGTCGTAGGAGACGAGGATCTCCGGGTCGGCCGCGATCGTGGCGTCGGTGGAGATCATGGTGACGAGGCCCGACTTGACCGCCGTGACCGTCGAGGACGGGACGGTCACGCGGCGCCGAGGCCGATCTCGTCGGCGAGCAGGTCCATCGCCGCCGGCGGAATCCAGTACCGCGACGCGAAGCCCTGCGCGCTGTCGTCCCCGCCGCCGTACACCCCGCCGCGGAACGCGGGGGAGACGGGCCGTTGGCCCTTGCGGAAGATGTTGGCGAGCATCAGCTCCGCCGCCTCCTTGAAGTGCGCGGCCACCGACGCCGTGTCGGGGTAGCGGCCGGCCGTGTAGGTGGCGACGACGTTCAGCGCCCCGCTGGCGAAGTTCGCCGCGTTGCCGCTGGCCCGGCGCAGCACCTTCCCGGTGTAAAGACCGGCGCGCGCCCGGTCGGGCTCGAGGAGGTAGCCGGTCGCGGGCCTGCTGAGGTTCGACTCGGCGGCGAGCACCGTCGGGGTCAGGGTGCTGTACTCGGTGATGCTCGTGACCGAGACGACGGGGCGGCTGTCCAGCTCGATCCACGCCTGCCCGCCGTCGTGCGTCTCGCCCGTGACCAGCCGCGCCACCACGGGGCCACACAGGGAGTCGAGCCGCCGCGAGATCGCCGTCACGTAGGTGGGCAGCCGGGCGTCCTGGGTGGCGTCCGCGGAGTCGAGCGCGACCGCGAGCCGCGCCTCCGCGATCGTCAGGACGTCGAGGACGTCGCTCACGTCTCGCCGTCCAGCGTGAGGTCGCCCACCGTGCGGAACGTCGGCTGCGGTGCCAGTCGCCACGCGAACGGCACCGCGCGCAGCTCCTCGCCGAACTCCAGCGGGAGCAGGACGGGACGGTTGACGGGCGCCACGTCGTCGCTCATGCGGCCCAACTCCCGTTCCCGTAGCCGTGCCCGAACCGGTAGGAGACGGTGTGCTCATGCGTGCAGGCGAACCGCGCGCCCTGGGCCAGCCAGGACCGCCACGTCGTCCAGTCGACCCACGCCCCGGGCGGCGCCTGGGCGAACCCGCCCCAGGCCAGCACCTGCTCGCGGCGGGCCATCACGGTCGACGGCGGGAACCAGTTCGTGTGGCGCAGGTCGTCGTAGTCGCAGTGGTGGCGCTCGATGGAGGACTCGGGCCGGCCGACCAGCCGGAAGCTCGCCACTGCGACGTCGCAGTCGAGCGCCGACCCGGCGGCGAGGTGTCCGGGGTCCCAGAGGTCGTCGTCGTGCAGGAACGCCACCCACTCGGTGGACGCCGCGCGGACCAGCCGGTTCATGTTCGCGGCCTCGCCGACCACGCGCGGGTCGACGCCGATGAGCACCGCGTCCGGCTGGAGGGTCTGCGCCCGCACCGACGCGAGCGCCTCGGCGAGCAGGGTGTGGCGCTCCGGGAGGCTGACTACGCAGACGGTGACGGACATGGGTCGTACACCAGCCCCTCCGCGCCGAGAAGGGTCAGCCACTCGCGGTGCAGCGCCTCGTCGCCGAGGGCCCCGAGCGTCCGCCAGTGCGCACCCGTCGACTCGGGCAGGTCCGTCGCCGCCAGCGCCGCGCGGCCCTGGCGGACCTTCCGCCGGAACTGCTCCCACGTCCGGTACTGGTAGTGCCGGACCACCAGCCCTGACGCTCTCGGGCCAGGACGGTCCACGCCGTGGTTGCCGTCGTGCAGCACGGCGCCCGGGTGGTGGCGGAAGGCCACGACCGGCAGCGGCTCGGGAGTGGCCTCGCGCCACCGGATGCGCCGGACCGGGTCCGGGTCGTCGCCGTCGTCGGGCTGGGGCAGGTAGTCGAACACCGTCGCGAGCAGCACGTCCGCGGCCGTGGACGCGAAGGCGCGCGCGAGCGTGCCGGACTCGCCGCTCCACAGCTCGTCGGCGTCGAACGGGACGATCCAGTCGCCCGGCTCGCAGTGCCGCCGGACGAGGGCCGTCATCTTCGCGCCCTGGTAGTGCGCGGGGTCGTGGTCGTCCACGACCGTCAGCGGAAGGCCCAGCCCGTCGATGACGTCCCGCGTCCCGTCGGCCGAGCCGTTGTCCGCGACGACGAACCGTTCGATGCCCTGCGCGGCGTGGTGGCGCAGCGTCGCCTCGATGATGTCGGCCTCGTCGCGGACCATCGCGACCCCGACGATCATCAGATGTGCCAGCCGCGCCCGCGCTCGACGCCGTCATGGACGACGGGCGCGAACGAGCGGTCGCCGTAGAAGCCGAACGAGTAGCCGGCGGCCAGCGCGCGGGCAGTGAACTCCGACTCGTCGCTCGTCCAGCCGAGCTCCAGCACGCGGCGCGGGACGAGGCAGGGGTTGAGGGAGAACAGCCGGCGGGTCTCGATCCAGCCCTCCCGGTCCGTGTAGTCCTCGGGGTGCATCTCGATGATCCCGCCCGCGGCCCGCTCCTCGACCGAGAACGCGGGGCGGCGCAGGACGAGCTGTGCGAGGCGCGGCGTCTCCGCGAGGATCGCCGCCATGTCGAGCAGGTTCACGTCGGCGACGAAGCGGAAGTCCTCCTCGACGTGGAACAGGTAGTCCCAGCCCTCGGCCAGCGCGCGGCCCCATGCCGCGCGGACGGCACCCGACAACCCGAGCCGGTGGTCTCGGTCGTCGACCACGAAGTAGTCGGCCCAGCCGATGACGTGCTCGCCGAAGGACCGCTGGCAGTCCGGCAGGTAGCGGTCCTCGCGGTCGGACACGAAGGCGACGCCGATCGTCACGCTCAACGCGCCGGCACCCCCTTGACTGTCGTCCCGCTGGGGACGTGGCCGACGACGACCGCGCCAGCCCCTGCGACGACCCCGGCGCCGACGGTGACGAGGTTGCGGACTGTCGCGCCCGCGCCGAGCAGCGAGCCCGGCCCGATCGCGACGTCGCCGCAGACCGTCACCCCGGGAGCCAGCGTGGTGAACTCCCCGACCGTGCACCGGGTCAGGTGGGACCCGGCACCGACGTGGACGTGGTCGCCGATCCGCACCTCGCAGAGCAGCGACACGAACGGCCCGATGACGACGCCCTTGCCGAGGCGGCAGCCGGGACCGACGTAGGCGGTGGGGTGGACGAGTGCCTCGTGCGGCCGCCAGCCGAGCGCCGTGACCCTGCCGACCATGGCGGCGCGCGCGGCCGGGTCGTTGATCCCGACGATGTAGCCGTGCTGGACCCCCTGGACCGGCTCGCCCACCTCGGGGTTGTCGTCGTGGACGTACACGGACGCCACGTCTCCGTGCACCGCGCGGACGACGGCGGCGACGTCGCGGCCGTGGCCGCCGCCGCCGACGATGACCGTCACGGCAGGTCCGCGCCGAAGTCCGGGTGCCGGGCCAGGAACAGCGACGCGGGGTCGAGGTCCCACTTCGCGGCGAACGCCTTCTCGTCCAGCCGTGCCTCGCCCAGCCGCTCACCGGTGGTCGAGCCGTTCGGCTCCAGGTGCTCGACGGCCGTGCCCCCGACCGTCACGACGTGCTTGCCGAGCGCGCGCGCCTGGGCTTCCAGGTCGGAGTCCCCGTACCACCAGCCGAATTGCTGGTCGACGTCGAGGGCGGACTCGCCGCGGAGCATGAAGCAGAACCCGGCCATGGACCGGCCCTCGGTGATCTGCGCCTGGCCGGGTTCGAGGTCGAGGCCGTGGACGTTCGGGTAGGCGAGGGCGATGTCGGGGTGCGCGCGCAACGCCCGGGCGAGCTGGCCGAGGGTGCCGGGCGGGACGCGCAGGTCGTTGTTCAGGACGGCGACGTTGCAGACCGGCGAGCGGCGGCGCGCCTCGGCGATGCCGTGCGCCCACATGGCGTGCAGGGGCCAGCCGGTGGCGTCGACGTGCTCGACGTGTCCGCCGTCGACGGCGTCCCGGTAGGAGGGTGCGGAGCCGTTGTCGTACAGCAGGACGGTCACGCCCTCGCCCGCGAGGTCGGCCAGGAGGTCGCGGGTCATGGCGTGGCGGTCGCGGCCCGGCACCACCACGTAGGTCGGGACCTCGGCCGGCGCGGGGCGCAGCGACTCGAAGAGCGCCGCGGTCGCGACGAAGGACTTCTGATGGCCAATCTCGATCGACGTGTCGACGTGGACGGGGAAGCCGAGCGAGCCCGCCCGCAGGCAGAAGGTGATGTCCTCGGAGATCACGTCGTCGTAGTCGGGGTAGAGCGTCTCGGCGAACCACGTCCACGGCTTCCGCCAGCGACCCGAGGACTCCATCGCCTCCAGGACGCTGCGATGCACCAGCAGGCAGGCCGCTCCGGTCGCCGCCACGGCCACGACGGCGTCACGCGGGTAGTCATGGTAGACGACCGTGCGCGGCGGTGTGTCGTCGTTCGTCCCGTACAGGGTCGGGGTGAGGGTCAGGACGTTGTCGTGCTCCTGCGTGACCCGGAAGCAGAGCCCGCCGACGATCGGGCGGGTCACGGGATCGGCCGATCGCAGGAGCCGGTCGAGGGTGTCGGGCGCGAAGTCCATGTCGGCGTCGATGAGCCACAGCCACGCCGCGTCCGTGGCGAGGAAGTCGCGGACGACACTGTTGCGCGCCGTCGTGATGTTGGCGCCGGACGCCATGTCGAGGGTGCCGGCGACGACCCGGCGGGCCGCGAACGAGTCGCGGACCAGCAGGTCGACCAGCGAGCGGTGGAACCGGGCCCCGACGTGGTCCGACGGGTGGAGGTAGGCGACGATGACGCTGTCGCGGCGGAACGACTGCTCCGCCCGGGCAGGCTTGCGCTGCTTGCTCATGTGGCTCCCCAGGTTGTGCGGGCGGGGGTCGCACCTGGGGGAACGACCCCCGCCCGGCTTGTGTGCTAGACGCGCAGCAGGCGGAACGCGTCGTTGACCACGACGTCCGCGCCGGTACGCCACGTCGCGTACCAGCCGACCTGGCCGGTCGGGCGCTGGTTCGGGCCCTTGACGAGCGGCTCGTAGACGAGGCTCACGCCGATCCGGTCGGCGATGAGGTACTGCTTGAAGTCGCCGAGCAGCAGGACGTCGTCGTTCGAGGCCGTCGCGGCGGACAGGCTCGACGGCATGTCCGAGGCCTGGCGGGCGTCGTAGCCGATCATCTTCGGCGGCAGGCCGCCCCCGAAGTCCACCCAGAACGTGCCCGTCAGCGGGCCCGAGCCGGTCGCGAAGAACCGCGCCTGGTTGTAGATGGCCTTGTTGGCGAGGAACGTCGCGTTGGCCCGCCAGCGCGGGGAGAGGGCGTTGTCGAGCGCGACCACGTCCACGGCGCCGAACGCGCCGTTGGTCATCGCCGCGACGCGCGACGCCGTGACGCCCGAGATCGCGGCGATGACACCGTGCGGCTGCGTGGTGCCGTTGCCGTTGGTGAACGCCGCCGCCTCCAGGCGGTCCTTGGCGTCCGCGATCAGCATGCCGACGTCGGACTCGATGTTCGAGTCCTGGAGGAACTCGAACGACGCCTGCAAGTACGCGTCTGCCTTGAAGCAGGTGACCGACGGCTGCGCGAACGTGGGGCTGCCGTCGGCGGCCTCCGCGGCCTCCGCGGTCCACTCCGCGGTGACGCCCGCGGACGTCACACCGTGCCAGACGTTCTGCGTCGTCTGCACGACCCGGGCGAGGCTGCGGATCGCGTTCGACGTGCCGGCGTTCGTCAGGATGATCGTCGGGTCGAGCTCGAACGGCAGCAGGTAGCCGCCGTTCGCGGACGCGAGCGCCATCGCGGCGCGCATCGCGTCCCGCTCCTCGCCGTCGAGCATGTAGGGCTGGACGCCGCGCAGCGCCTGGCGGAAGGCCGTCCGGTAGGCCGGGCGGCCGGTCGTGAGGATGTGGATGGCGGCGCCGGCCGGGTCGTCGACCAGCTCCAGCGTCCGCGTCGCGGCCTCGCGGACCTCGTCGGGGACCCGCTTGGGCAAGTCCTCGATGGCGTCCATGGCACGCGAGACCAGCTCGGTGCGGACCGAGTCCTGGTCGAGCATCGGGTTGGTCCGCAGGTGGTCGATGTCGTAGGTCTTGGAGCGGTCCCGGGTCTCCCCGGTGTCGTCCACGGACGAGCCCGGGGTGCGGTTGCCCGGCTTGAGGCTCGCGCTGCGGATCGACTCCATCTTCTCGGCCCGCTCGGCGAGCGGGATGCGCTCGGCCGAGAGGGTGTCCCACTCGGTGATGAGTGCCGTGGCGCGCTCGGCGTCGGTGGCCCGCGCGGTCTCGATGGCGGTCAGGTCGTCGCCGGACTTGCCCTCGATCTCGGCGGTGCGGGTCGCCTCGGTGGTCTCCAGGGTGGTCAGCTCGTCGCGGATCGCGGCGAGGCGGGTGTCGATCTGCTCCAGGCGGGTCGGGGCGCCGCCTGCGATCGGGTAGATGGGCCGGCCGTCGAGGTAGCCGATGGGCCGCTTGAAGCGGCTCAGGCGGGTCGCGTTCATGAGGTGATGCCTCTCGTGCGGAGTGCGGAGTGGAGGAAGGCCCACGGGTCGCGGGCCTGCACAACCCCGTCCGAGGGCGCCCCAGCGGCGTCGGTGCGGGCGACCGGCGAGCCCTGATCGGGGGCTGCGGCCGAGAGAAGGGTCAGAAGTTCCGCGCGCTGCGTGGCGTCGAGGTCGCGGAGGCTGGAGGCCAGCTCCTCGGTGCGGACACCGAGGATTTCGGCCGTCTTGTAAACGGGAAGGATGCCGGGGCCGAACTCGCGCATCCGGACCTTCGGCCGCGTGATCGTGTCGAGCCCCCCGGCCCGGCCCCGGGCCCGGCGGGAGCCGGAGAACTCGCCGCGGAAGGACTGCCCGGTCACGTCGCCGTTCTCGATCATGGCGAGCACTTCGTCCGCGAGCGGGGTCCGGTTGTAGCGGGTGCGGGTGAACACGCCCTTGGCGTCGGCCCGGACCTCCAGCGGCTTGCCGAGCGGCGTCGCGAATTTCTCGGACGGCGTCCGGTAGATGGTCATGCCGTGGTTGAACAGGACGATGAAGCGGTCGAAGTCGTCGCGGATCGTGTCGTCGAACGACCCCGGGGCCAGCACCTCGTTGTAGTGGCCGTCGCGGTCCTGCACCTCGGCCGGGACGCCGAACACGGCCGCGTAGGCGTCGACCGTGCGCCCGTCGCCCGTCGATGCGACGCGGCACTCCTCCAGGGCGAACGTGCGCTCGTAGAGGTCGCTCATCACGTCTCCTGGGGTACGGGGGGCTTGACCGGGGGCGGGGGCTTGACCGGCGGCTTGGACTCGTTCCCGGCTTCCGGGCTGGGGGCGCCGGGCGCCGAGTACGCCTGGGCGCCGGGGAAGAACACGTCGCCGGTCGGCGGCAGGTCGGCCAGGCCCTTGCCTGTCGCCGCGACCTTCGCCGCCGACGCGCGGTCCCCGCCCGCGCGGACCAGCTCGGAGTACGTCTGCGCCTGGGCGAGGACGATCTGCGCCCGGTCCAGCTCGGCCTCGCGCAGCGCCGGGACGTCAGAGGTGTCGAACCACAGCTCGGAGCCGTCCGGGACCGCTACGAGCGGGGAGAGCGCGGCGCACATCGAGCGCCAGAGCGCGAACGCCTTCTGATCCGCGAACGCCCGGCGGGCCTGCGCGTAGTTGCTGTACGTGGCCGCGCTCAGACCCTCCTTGAGGCCGGCGACGATGCCGGGCACGCCCGCCGCGACCGCGATCCGGTTCTCTCCGGCGGCCTGGACGGCGTCGAAGGACATCTGCTGGAACGTGTTGCCGATCACCGTGTAGTCGGCGCCGAGGTCCAGCACGAGCGTCTTGTACGCGTTCGACGGTCCGGCGTGACGGTCGGCGATCCGCTCCTGCACCGCGTCCATCGTCGCCTGCTGGAGCTTCTGCTTGTAGACGATGAGGCTGTTCGGGGTCGCGGCGTTGTCGAAGAACGCGGCCTTGTGCGCGGTCATCGCCGTGTCGGCGTTGATCTCCCGAACCACGGGGGTCAGCCACGACATCCCGCGGTAGTTGGCCAGCGGGTCGGGGACCGGGCTCCAGTGGCACATCTCATCGACCGGGACGAACACCTCGGCCTGCGGGAACCCGGTGTCGGTGACGGTCGGCGCGTAGACGTAGCCGATGACCTCGCGGACACCGTCAGGGTCCCCGGGGTCGACGAAGGAGACGATCGTCACCCAATCCGGCCTGAGCCGCTCCAGCCGCCCGCCGGCCTCGCGCACGTAGGCGTTGCCCGCGAGGGAGGCGTCCTGCTCCATCCTGGTGATGAGCTCGCCCGTGGTGCCGTTGGGCCACGGCTTCTCCAGCACCGCGAGGCTCGGCGTGCCGTAGAGGTGCTTGTCGGTGCGGTCGCGGTACTGGAACGTGATGCCGGAGAGGATGTCGGCGCGGACGCCGATGACGCCGAACACGATCGGGTTGCCCGCGTAGCCGTCGCGCGCGTAGGACTGGAACGAGGTCAGCATCCGCTCGGCGTTCGGCCCGCCGTAGGTGGTCACGAACGCGGCAGAGGACGCGTTCGCGGGGTTGAACCGGAGACGGTCCCAGAGCCTCACCTACGGACCGCTGCCCGGGGCTGCTCGCCGTCGTCGGTCAGCAGCCCCCACGCGAGCAGTGCGCCGCCGAGGAGCCCCACGGCGAAGATCGCCGGCAGGAGGACCAGCACCGCGCCGGAGGCGACGAGCAGCAGCAGGGCGCCGAGCGCCGACACGACTCCGCGGACCAGCACGAAGGGCTCCTTACGCGAACGTGACGGACGGCTCGGCGTCGAGCGACCAGCCGTCCTCGATGGCCTGCGCGCGCGCCCGGTGGGCGAGGACGGCCGCCACAGTGGCGTCGATGTGGCCCGTGTTCTTCTTGACCAGCCGCAGGTAGTGGCCCTCGGCCGCCTCGCCCGGGCGCGGCTTCTTGCGCGACCCCTTGGTCAGCGCCGTGTCGTGGACGTGCTGGGTCAAGACCATGTCCCCGTCGTGCGTGATCTCGCCGGCCCGGAACGCGGTCAGGAACCCGTCGATCGCGGCGTCCATCCGCTGCTCGACGTTGGTCGGGAACGCGACGATCTGATCCGGCCAGCGGGCCGCCCACTCGCCGTTGACCTCGTCCTGCCACTTCCACGGGTCCGCGAACAGGTACGGGACCACGTAGGTGTCGAACGTCCGCTCCAGGACGTCGAGCACGTCGGACTTGGAGACGTACCAGTCGCCCTCGTGGTGGGCGGGCCGCTGCCAGAACCCGACGCGGAACAGACGTGCGTCCGAGAGCCGCGACGCCCACAGGGCCGTGCCGTCCGTGCCCTTGCTCGCCCCGCCCTTGGAGCCGTCGAAGCCGAGCGCGATGACGTCGCCGGGCTCGAGGCCGTCCTCGTCGCCGGTGCGTGCCCGCCGCTCCCACTCCAGCGGGTCGAGAAGGTCCGAGGAACCGACGACGATCCGGTTGCCGAAGAACCGCTGCGCGTCGGCGGGGTCGGTCGCCGGGTCGTGAATCTCCTGCATGATCCGGTCCGGGTCGACCCAGCCGTCCGGGTCGCGCCCGTCGCCGTGACGGATCGAGTCGCCGTAGACGTGGATGACCTCGCGGCGCAGCGCGGCGTCGTCGGCCAGCAGCTCGGACCAGGGGGTCAGCGACCCCGGCCGGTCATCGATGTAGACGCCGGGCGCCTTCGCTTCCGCGGTGCGCTGCGCGACGGAGTTCTCCGCCGGGTCGTAGGCGTTCGTGTTCTCCATCCACCGGCCGCCCATGCCGGCGGTGTTGCGGCGCATGTTCGCCGCGAGCTTGAGCCCGCCCGAGGACTGCACCCACAGGTGGGTCTCGCCGAGCGAGCCGAACGTCAGCCGCTGGCCGAGCCGCGACCGGCCCGCCGAGGTGACGGGCTCGATCTTGCCGCCGTCCGGCAGGTTGACCCGGGTCTCGCCCGGGTCGAGCCCGACAAGATCGGCCAGCGGGCCGCGGGTCAGCATCGTGAAGATCGGCCGGAAGGTGTTGTCGGTCTGATCCTCGGAGACGGCCGCGCACTGAATCCAGGGCGTCCTCCACGGCCGACCGACCGGCTCGCCGTCCGCGTCCCAGCCGGCCGGCAGCGCCGGCCCGAGACCCTCGCCGAGGATGACCGTTGCCGCGAAGGGGTCCTTGCCCCACTTCTGCGCCCGCCGGAGCTGCGACCCGTAGTAGGCGAAGCGGCCGCTCGTCGGGTCGAGCCGGTAGAAGTTCAGGAGGAAGCGCAACTGCTCGTCGGTGAGGAAGAACGGGTCGCCGAGCCGGTCGCCGTCCGGCACGATGCACTGGCTCTCGATCCAGTCGGCCATCAGGTAGCCGAGGCTCGGGAACTCCCCAGGTTCGCTAGGACCCCGCCACGGCATCCGGGTCGACCGCCTTCAACCGCCGCGACCTCGCGACCGGCTTCTGCGCACGCTGCTCCGCGACCTCGTCCTCGACGACCTCCCAGCGCAGGCGCAGCATCGCCAACGGCGAGAGACCGAGCCGGTCGGCGAGCTGCCGCGCCTCCTTGGACGCGTCGAGGTCGCCCTGCTCGCCCAGCACCTTCCACCGGACGTACTGCGCGACCTCGCGAGTCCAGCGCAGCCGCTCCCAGGCCGTGGCCTGGGGAGTGGCCCACAGCGCCGTCCAGAGCGCAGCCTCCTGCGTCTCGCCGCCCCGGACCTTCGCCTGCAGGACGCACAGTCGCTCGCGGCATCGGGTCAGGGCCGACCGCTGGGACTTCGTCGCCTCACCGGCCTCGACGACGACGGAGAGCAGCTCGACCTCGGCGGACACGGCGTCGACCTGAGCCAACAGCGTGACGTTCGGCGGCAGGGGCCAGTCCGGCACGGGACCCGTACGGCCCTCCGCGGGGAGTCGCGTGAAGATCGGGGCCGCGTTGCGCCGGCGGGCGTTGGGGCTCGGAGGGGGCCCGGGCATCGCGACCTCCTACGCGCGTGCGCGCGGCCTGCGGTACCCGTACACACTGCGAGAAGCCTTCGCTGCGGGTCGGGTGGCGTGTGGGTTCCGCGATCGACCTGGGGTTCTACGCGGGGTGTCGTGCGCCTCTGCTCTCGTTGCAGGGGCGGCAGGCGGGCACGAGGTGGGCGTCGGTCAGTGGCCGTCCCTCGCGGCGGAGCTGGGCCAGCGGGGGGACGTGGTCTGCGGTCGTGGCCGGTGCCCCGCAGTAGGCGCAGGACGGGGCGCTGGCGAGCAGGTCGGCGCGTGCGCGCTGGTAGGCGCTGTCGTAGCCCCGCGCTGTGGTGGTGCCACGCGCCTGGTCTCGCTGCTGCTGGCGGGCCAGGCGGCAGGGGGTGCAGTAGGTGCCGTCCCTGGTCAGGCCCTGGCAGGACAGGCAGGGGGTGAGGGCGGCCGTGGCCTGGTCAGCCCCTCGTGTACGCAGGCAGGGAGGTGCTGAGGTTCTCCGACGTTCGGAGGCAGACCAGCGCGCAGTCCTGCCAGCCCACGACCTGGTATATCCAGGTCCCGTTCGCGGCCAGGATGGTGACCACGTCGCCGCTGACCTTGAGGTAGTCGTGGTCGGCGGCTACGACGAGGTCAAGCGCCAGCAGCATCCGGTCAGGCGCGTGATCTACGTAGAGGTCGCCGTGCCGGAGGGAGAACACCGCGACATCGGCCTGCTGGTCCACTGCGACCCCCCTCCGTGAACGCCAAAGCCCGCCACCGACGGTGGACGCAGTGACGGGCTACGGACGGATTCGGGCAGACTTGTTTCCGGGTAACCGGAGCGTTGCACGGTGCGACGCTGGGGTCACGTAGGCGGGGCCGTGTCCGTTTTGGGCGTGTCGCGTTCGGCCCTCATGTACGAGCCTGGGCAAGACCGTCGGCCGTCCAGGCCCCTGTGCTCGACCAGGCAACCCCGTTCGATCCGCACCCGCCGCGTTGTCGTGAACTCGCCGACGCAGCAGTACGGGCAAGGCGCGCCGACCTCTTCTCGGGCGCTCCTCCTGACGTGTAAGCGAACTAAACCGTGCACTCCTTCGGCGGCGGCGGTCATGGCGCGCTCGAACGCCGTGAGGTCCGCCGAGATCGCCGCCTCTGAGCCGTCGCCGTACGTCAGCCAGATCGTCACGGTCGACGTCATTAGTAGTACCGCCCTTCGGAGTCGCAGGCATGGCACACGCTCTGCCCGTTGGCCCAACAGGTCGGACACAGGGCGTCGAAGCCGCACCGGAAACAGGGCGGGATGCGGACCGTGCACGGCGGACTGCATGCGGCTCGGCCGTCGCCGTCGCAGCCAGAGGCGTGCCTCACGATGCACCGTTGGCATCGGTCCACTCAGTCCCGTAGGCCCTCTCGAACTCGTCGTCGGCGGGGAGCCAGCACACGTCCTCGCCTGGCAGCCATCGCCAAACTGTCCCGTCGCTCGACCGCCAGAGCGTGGGGTCTGTCAGGTCCGTCATGCGCTCTTCGCCGTTCACTGCCACGCTCCCTGCCAGACGGTGCGCGAGACGATCGCGAACCCTCCCTCGGGGTCGCGGCGGATGTTCTCGCGCCATTCCGCGAGGTCGAAGGCTGTGAGGGGGCCAGCGACGACGCCAGCCGAGCGGGCTGCGGCCTCGCGGTTCGCGGGCGGGACGCGCTCGGCGTAGTCGGCGGGGTAGCGGACGGCGTACTGCACGACGGGCGTTACGGCGTCGAGCAGGGTGACGATCTTGCTCGGCTCAACGGCGGTGAAGTACGCGCCGACGGCAGGGTGCATCGGCACGTCACGCCACCCGCCGTCCTCGCTCGCAACCTGTCGGCTCGCCAAATACACGAACTGCTCGGGCTCGGGGTGCCGACCCGGCGGCGGTGGCGGTGGGCCACCCCAACGGACTCCGGCGCGTGCCGCCGCAGCGGCGATCTCGGCCAAGGCTCCCACGTCGTCAGTCGTCATGCGCTCCTCCTGGCCTTCCTCGCGGCGGCTTGGGCCGCCAGGGCGAGGACATCGCCGACGCGGTACTGAGAGTGTCCCTCGGGGTCGCGGCCGTGCGCCACGAGCTGGCGACGATGCACCCAGGAACGCAGGGTGGCCTCGTTGACCTCGACCCCGTAGCCGCGCAGCGCCTGGCTGATCGTCGCCGCCCCGGCCAAGGTGTCCTCGGCGAGACGCAGCAGGATCGCCTTGCGCTCGGCGACGTCCCAGCCGGCGCCGCAGTTCCAGCAGGTCGCCAAGGAGGCGTCGGGGCGGGCGCGGAGCCAGGCGACGCAGCAGCGATCCTCGGCGACGGAGCGGCACGGGCCGAGGGTCAGGTGATCGGCCGGGTGGCGGTCGACCTTGCGCTCGGCTCGACGGCTCGCAGCCGTGACGTCGCCGAGCATCTCGGCTGCGGCGTCCAGGCGGCGGATCGTCGCCACCCGCTCGGCGAGCCAGCGCGCGCACGCCGCCGAGGTGTCGCGGGGCCAGGCGGAGCACCTGCGGCAGCCTTCCCGGGGGTGCGGGCCCATGTGGCGGCACGGGCCGGGCGGCTGCTCGGCGACGACGCGGACCCAAGTCGTCAGCATCCCGTGCATGGCGTGCGCGGCGTCCGAGGCGTCCTCGTCGTAGGGGAGGGGGACGTTCGCGGCCTGGCTACCGGATGAGCCGCCGCCGGAGGTCTGACGGGACAGGGTCACGTCCAGCTCGGCGGCGTAGGTGGCGCAGGACAGGAGCGCCTGGCGGAGGAGGTCCGTGCAGCCGTAGCAGAGGGTCGCGTTGTCCGTCACCGGGACCCGCTGGCAGGCGGTGCAGAGCGGGGTCATGGCGTGTCCGCCAAGGCGGTGTCGGCGGGCTCGACGGGCGGGGTGTAGCGGTGCGCCGCTGGTAACTCCAGGTCGCGCGGGTTCTCCGCGGCGTACGCCGCGGCGCGGCGCGCGGCGCAGGGTACGTCGTGGGCGTGGTCGGCGTGCGCCCAGTCGGTGCCGCGGCGGGCCGTCCACTTCGGCTTGACCGGCTGCGAGCACGTCGCGCAAGGCGGGTAGCCGCGGGTCGCGAGCGCCGCTTGCATCGCGGCTGCTCGGTTGCGCTGCATGTGCTCCCGTTGCTGCGTGAGTTCCAGGTCGCGGCGCGTCCGTTCGAGTTCCAGTCGCAGCGCCTGGTCGTCGAGTCCGTCCGACACGAGCAGCCCCTTGGCGTGCGCCTCCGCGCGGGCGCAGCGATGCATGATCGCCCAGAGAACGCTCGTAGGCAGGTCGGGCGGGGCGTTACCCTTCGGGGCGCGCTTCTCCCACGAGACGCAGCGGACGGTGCCGAACTTCGGCTCGCCGACGTAGAGCAGCCCGGAGTCGGCGGGTACCTCCTCGGGTCGTACAAGCCCGGCGGGGACCGCGAACGCGTGGCGGTGCGTGAGGGACCGCCACGTCGTCTGCTTCGCTGGGTCTCGTACGTCGGTAAGGAAGTCCGAGCGGGTGACCTTCACCTCGACGGCGATGCGCTCGATCTTCGACACGAGCAGCACGTCCACGCGTCGGGTCCACGCCGCGGGGTACACCTCGCCGAGCGCATCGAAGTCGCCCGCGTCGCGGGCCTTGGCGTACGCCGCGGCCTCTTCGGACTCATGGACGAGTTCGGTCAGGACGGCGTACCGGCCGGTGAAGTGCGCGTACAGGGCAGCGTTCACCTCACGGGCGGTTGTCACGGCGTGGCGCCCGGGGTATCGAGCAGAGGAGCGAGGGCGGCGCGGAGGTCGGCCAGCGTCGCGGGCCAGCCCCAGGTGAGTTCGCGTGACGGGTCGCCGTCAGGTTTCTGCTCGGCCCATCGGAGGAAGAGCCGCAGCCGCTCCAGCGCCTCCCGGTCTACCTGCACACCCGCAGGGGGCGGGGCAGGGCGGATCGACTGCCGGATCAGACAACGGGTCGGCTGCTCCACGAACGCGCAGGGCCAGGTGCCGTAGAGGTCGTGGACCGCCCTGTGCGCGGCGTCGAACTCGACCTCAGTCAGCGGCTCCGGCCCGCCCCCTCCCTCCCGCCAGCCCGGCGTCCCGCCGTCAGTGCGGTCAGGCATCGCGATGGTCCCCTCGCTCGATGCAGTCGGCGGCGTGACGCCAGCCCGCCGACACGGCGTGGTCGGAGTCCCCGGCCAGCGAGCGCAGCCACGCCACGATCCGTTCCCTCTCGTCGGCCCTACCAGCGGCGTAGGATTCCTCGGCGGCGGCATCCAGCCGTTCTTGCAGCGGCCAGCCGAGCATCTTCTGGTTGTCCCAGTGGTCGCGAACGTCATCGCGCACCGCGTCTGGCATCTCTGTCGGTGTCATGCCGTGTCCTCCAAGGGTGCGGTGGTCTGCCAGTCGAGCGGCCCGCCGTCGCGGTCCGGCACGCCGCCCGAGTCCCACTCGAACTCCACCGGACGCATGCCCAGCGGCGCGACTCCCTCGTCCCAGCCACCCGGGCCGGCGAACAGGTCCACGTCCAGCGTCGGGCGGCTCACGTTTCCTCCGCGACGAGGACGCCCTGCGCGAACCGCTTGGCTGCCAGGTCGTGGTAGTCGGCCCTGAGGTCGATCCCGACGTACCGGCGGCCGAGCAACCGGGCCGCCAGACCCGTCGTCCCGGTGCCGGAGAACGGATCCAGCACAGCACCATCCGGCCTGCACCCGGCTGCGACGCAGCGTGTCGGCACGTCGAGCGGGAAGGTCGCGTGGTGCCCACTGTCCCGGGCGGGCCGGTTGTTCATCAGCCAGACCGAGCGGGCGTTGCGGCCTCCCTTCCCCGGACGGGAGTGGATGCCGACGTTGTTCACGTTGCCCGGCTGGCCCGTCGTGGCTGCGCGGTCGCTGTGCGCCTCGTACTCGCGGGCGTACCGCTGGTTGTGCGCCTCCTGCTCCGGATCAGACGCCTCGCGGATCGCGTCGGCGTCGTAGAAGTAGCGCGGCCCCTTCGCCAGCAGGAACACGAACTCGTGGATACGCGTCGGCCTGTCCTTCACGGCCTCCGGCATGACGTTCTGCGGCGCCCACACGTTGTCGCAGCGCAGCAGCCAGCCGTCGTCGCGGAGCGCGAACGCGACCATCCACGGGATGCCGATCAGGCTCTTGGCGGGTAGCCCCCTGAACCCGCCGACCCCGGACGGGGTGAAGCCGCGTCCCGCGCGTTGGCCCGTGCTGCCCTGCGTGCCGGTCGGCGACGGGTTGGCGTAGGAGTCGCCGAGGTTCAGCCACAGCGTCCCGTCGTCCGCGAGCACCCGCCGGACCTCACGGAACACGTCACGCAGCGTCGCCACGAACTCGTCGGGCGTCGCCTCCATGCCGTACTGGCCGTCCACTCCGTAGTCGCGCTGCCGGAAGTACGGCGGCGACGTGACGCAGCAGTCCACCGCCGCGTCGGGTAGTTCCCGCAGTACCGCAAGCGCGTCCCCGTGGTACAGCGTCACAGACTCGTCGGCGTAGTAGGGCACATGAGGGCTCACGACGCCACCGGCCCGTCACCGTCAGTAACCCGCCCGCGCGGCTCTGTCGTTACGTCACGAACCCACGCCCGAATGCCTGTGACGTTGGTCACGGGGCGACTCTTGGTCACGGGGCGAAGAACGCTGGCCGGTGTGGATCCGGTGGAGCCGGGGTTCGGCTGCGGCAGCGTCGGCGGCAGGAATCCAGAGCAGGGCGAGAGGGCTCTGGCCGGACCACGCCGCCCGGTTGCCGCGAATGCCGTGCGTCGGGCTGGAGTGTTGGGACTGGAGAACGAGGTTAGGTGTCTTGTGTCTAGTGTCTGTCCCCGAACGACACCCCGAACGTTCCCTTTGAACGTGCGCCCGAACGTTCGGGCGAACAGCGTCACTTCCCACCCCCCTGTTCGGGGGTGCGTTCGGGCGAACGTTCGCCCGAACGCAGGCGTCGCATGCGTTCCCTCGCCGCCGCCCTCGCCCGCAACGCCCGACCCGACGACTCCTGATAGTCCAGATACCTGGCCACCCTGTAGCCGTCCGGGTCGCACTCCCACAAGCCGGCCTTCACCAGCTCGTTCGCGACCCGCGTCGAGGACGACGGGGTGAGCATGCGGGCCGCCGCGAAGGACACCAGCCCGTCAGTCGTCTCATGCCCGCAGTGGCAGATCGACGCCACATACAGCCGGAACGCCGCGTCGCTGAGGTCGATGACCCGCTGCTTGCGGGGCATGTCGTCGTCCAGCCGAACCCACGTCGTCACCCGGCGCCTCCCCACGACGACGGCAGGCCCGCCATCCGGACAAACTCGCGGACGTAGACGTGGCTGTGCGGCAAGCCGAACGCCTCGTCGCACTGACACGCGACCTCGACGCTCATGTCAGGTCCCCAGCAAGAGCGGCGGCCCACTCCGTCTCCTCACACGCACGCAGCCCCGCCGTGATCCGCCGCTGGGCTTCCTCCAGAGCCGCTCGGGCCTCAGCCATGTCGGCCTGCGCTGCCTCCATGCCCGAGGTGTAGCCGTCCAAGTGCAGGTGTTCGGCCTCACGCACGACCCCGGGAGAAGCCAGAGCGGTCTCGACGGCCAAGAGGTAGCGGCAGTCCGCCACTGGACCGCCTGCGGCGCAGCCCTGGAGGACCCCACCGATCCGCTCGGCAGCCGCTCGATGCACGGCGGCGTGCGCCTCCTCGACCGCCTCAGGAGAGAACAGGGGCGCGGGCTCGCTCGGATGCACGGTCACGTCAGGTCCCCATCGGGTCGGTACGGGCGATGCGCTCCAGGCGGGCCCGGCCTGCGTCGTCGGCGGCACGCCAAGCGTGCAGCCAGACCGCCACGCCCTCAGGCCGGTACGTCTCCTCCAGCCAGGCGAGCACGTCCTCGGCGGGCTCGCAGTACCGCCACTCGATCCGGGTGATCTCAGTGCCCGGCGTCGCGCCCTTGTGGGTGCGGCAGAAGAAGTCGATGAACCGGGCTGGCGTCCAGCCGGGGAAGCCCTCGGCGGTGCAGTCCGCGTCGGTGATCAGGTAGAGCGGCTCCCGGCGTACCGACACGACCTCGACCTCAGCGAGGCGGACCAGCGGCTCGCCCTTGCGGCGTCCCATCACCTTCCGGCACAAGGTCAGGCGGTCGCCCGGGCGCAGCATCAGCCAGCCGAGTCGCCTCGTGACCGTCTTGGTCCCCGCCACCACGGACGCCTCGGTCAGGGCCACCGACATGAGGCGGCTCACGGCGTGGACTTCCAGATCAGCAGGCAGCAGCCGAACGGTGGCCGCTCGTTAGCGCTGATCTCGAGCTGACCCGGCCGTAGGAACCGCATCCGGCCAGGCAAGAACTCCACGGTCAGACTGGATCCCGGCTTGTCGCGATGCGGCTCCACGAGCCGCTGCCACCACTTCTGCTCCGTCCGGTTCGCGGGTAGCAGCATGACGATGCCGAGGGTCGACCTGTACTCGGCCCACGCCTTCCGCACCCACGGCTCGATCGCCGAGAACGGCGGGTTGCACCACACCCGCTCGCCAGCCCACGACTGCCGCAGGCCGTCCTGCTCCCGGGTGTAGTAGCGGTCGCACTTCGTGTTGTGGGGCGCCGCCGCGACGTCGACCGTGAACCGGCCGAACCTCTCCTCGAACACACCGAAGTGCAGGGGATGGGTCTGGCGGTCGTCGACCTCGTCCGCTGCCCCGGCGCGGAGCACCTGCTGCGGATGGTTCCGGGCGCGCATCCCTAACAGGCTCACGCGTCCTCCCCCGCCCGGCAGGAGGCCCGGTGCAGGGCGTACCGCTGAGGCACGTCACCGGGCGGGAACGCGACCGCGGCGAGGGCCTGGACCCGGCCCCGCTCCACGTAGTAGCCGCCCTGCTCGTCCGCGACCAGCAGCACCGTCCGGGACGAACCGGCCGCTACGGAACGGCGGACCTCCCGGCCGCACAGCGGGCAGTCGTAGAGGGTGTTCCCGACCGGCCGCCGTGGAGGGCGCGGGTGCGCGGGCACGGCGGTGGCGGACGGGGACCAGGGCAGGCGCGCCGGGATGGAGCGCTTCACAGCCGCTGGTTGTGGTCTGCGGCTGATCACGACGCCCTGCCGGTCGCGCGCCGGTACGCGCCGCGGCGGCGGTGGTACTCCCGCTCGCCGGCCTCCACATGCGTGGGCACCGGCCAGCCCTGGGCCTGGCAGCGGGCGAACGCGGAGTGTGCGGCCCGGAGCGCTGGCGTCGACCAGTCCGGCAGCAGCACCGTGCGCGGCCGGTAGCGGCGCGGGGGCGGCGCGGGCTTCGGCGGCGGGACGGCGGTGAGGTGACGGCGCGGATGCTGGCCCGCAGCGAGGCAGTCCGCCTGCACCGGGCAGCGGCCGCACAACAGGTTCACGGCCAGCCTCAGCGTCTGCTGATCCACGTCGCCCTCGTCCGGGTCGACCAGCAGCGGATGCTCACTGCGGCACGCCGCTTCGGCCTGCCAGGCGAACGCCGCCAGCCCGCCGGGCTGGACTTCCCCAGCCCCATCCCGGCGGGCGCCGGACGTCGTTGACGCGACTGTGGCCCGGACCTCGACCGTCAGGGCATCGGGCACCACCTCCTCCCGTAGAGCGGTCACGGAGTGGTCCCGGCGGGTTCACGCGCGGGGAGGTGCGGGGTCGGCTCGGTACAGGTGCAGGTGATCCCGTACTGGAAGTGGCCGGGTGGCGGGTTGGGGCGCTCGCCCGTCCGGTTGCAGCCCATCGCTCCGCAGTGGGAGCAGTGCGGGTTGCCCTCCTTGGTGAACACCAGGTGCCGGTTCCGCTGGCCCTCCAGGTCGACCTGCACCGCAGTCGCCCGCGCGAGCCGGACCGCAAGGTCAGTCCGCGCACCCGAGCCGATGTGGAGCAGGTCCGCCTCCTCGTCCAGCACGTCGCGGAGCGCGTGCATGAGATCGTCGTCGTACTGCGCCATCAGCGCACCTCCGGGTATCCGTCGTGGGACACGCCGTCGAGCAGCCGCCCTGCGGCCTTCTTGCCAACGCGGCTGACGAGCGCCTGCGTACGCGACGGCGGTCCTGCGGTCCGCCAGGGCACGACCTCAGCGCTGACCGCGTCGACCAGCGCAACGCGGGCCGGACGGTCCACGAGGTCCGCGCCCATCGCGCCTGGCCGCCACTCGCCCCACTGCTTGAAGAAGAACGGCACGCCCGCCTCGACGCACTCGTCACGGAGCGTCCGCGCCCACTCCGGGTGCATCGGACGCGCGCCCGCGCCCGACTCACCGCCGACGATCACCCAGTCGATCCGTCGCAGTCCGTCAAGGTGGTTCGTCACTCCTGGGCGCTCTGCCCACGGCTGCCATTCCGCCCATCGGAAGGTGACCGGACCGAGCAGCGGCTCGCACGACAGGAACCGCACGGCCGCAGGCGTTCCGAGCAGCGCGGGCACCCTGATGTCCGCCCACTGCTGCGTCTCGACGGACACGCCGAGCCAGACGTTCGGCAGCGGCCACGTGTAGCCGGTGAACCCGGGCCGGTCGTCGGGCAGGCACACGTAGTGCCGGTGGACCGCCTCGCGGAAGTCGCTCGCGTTGAGCAGCGCCCGCATCCTCGCGTGCCGCTTCGTCAGGACCTGGAACGTGTGCTGCGACGCGCACGCCATGACCGCGAACACCTGGGCGATGTAGTCGTCGGGCATGGCGTCGTGGAACAGGTCCGACATGGAGTTGACGAAGATGCGTCGCGGCCTCTTCCACCGCAGCGGCTGGTCCAGCTTCTCCGGGACGACCAGCGGATCGAAGCCCTCCTCGTAGGCGTGGCCCGGCACTCCGCGCCAGCGTTCGGCGAACGTCTCGGCGTAGCAGTGGTCGCACCCCGCAGAGACCTTCGTGCAGCCGCGCGTCGGATTCCACGTGGCGTCGGTCCATTCGATGCCGCTCTTGTCGCTCACGGCTGCGTCCCCACCGGCCGCGCGTCGAGGCGCGTGACCTTGCCGTTGTCCTCCGGATAGGGCCAGAGCACCGAGTCACCGTCGAAGTCGTCCATGTCGGCCCCGCCGAGCAGACGCAGCACCGCCCGGTTGCTCAGCCCGAGGAGCCGACCGTCACCCCACACCGTCACCGTGTCCCCGTCCGGGTTGTAGACGCCGCCCGTCCGGCCGCAGGCGCAGTCCAACGGTTCGGCACCGAGCGCGACGAACATGCGTGCGCAGCCCAGCGGGCACGCGAGGAGCTTCATGCGGCCCGCCTCGTCTCGGCCCGTGCGCGGCACACCGGGCAGCGCACGGCACGGCGGGCACGCCGCTCACGCAGTTCGTCGCGGACCGCCCGAGCGAACGCCCACGCGACAGCCAGGACCACCGCGAGGGCGATCATCAGCGCGAGGCCCGCCGGCTCACCCCACCACGGGTCCTGAGGTCTCACGAGGGCACGCTCGCTTTCGAGAGTCGGTGAGGTGGCGACAGCGGCGGGTCCGTTGGACCGCCCTATGCCCTCGGAGTCCCCGTGACCTGCCGGGGTGCCCCGCACGCTGTCGCCCGTCGGCCGCGATGGGAGAGACGCATCCGCCGACGCTCCGGTCGCAACTCCGGAGCCATTCGTGTCCCCGCAGGTCACGGCGCCACCTCAGCCGGTGTAACGGCCTTGACGAAGTCGGGGTGCTGCTTCGCGACGTGCGTCGCGACGTTGGCGAACGTCCGCGAGCAGCAGGGACAGACGCCGTGGGCGGCGCGGCGGCGCTGGCGGGTCAGGTGGCCTCGGGTCGCGCGCAGGGAGCGCTCGGTCGCCTCACGCTGGTCCCGCTCGTGCGTCGCCGCCGCGTCCATCCGCTCGGCCCGCCGCTCGGCCTCGCGTCGGAGTCGCTCGGCGCACTCCAGGTCCGACTCGCCCAGGTAATGCTGCCGATGTCCCGTCGGGCAGTACCACCACGCGTGGTCACGGCGACGGTCGCGGACGAAGTCCTGGGGCATCGCGAAGTCCATGTGACAGGTGCAGCACTCGATCACCGTCAGGACGTTCGTGTAGGAGTAGGTCGTGGTCACGCTGTCCGCCTCTCTCGCAGGGTCGCGACCGCAGCCCTGGCCTCGTCATCGGTCAGCCACGAGGGCAGGAGCCAGCCGGCTTCCGTCGCCGCCCGCGGTTCACGCTCGGTCCAGTCGTGGCAGCCGCGACACAGGGCCACGACCATCGCGAGGTCCAGCCAGGCGCGGGGGTTACGGGATCGCTTCTGCGGCTCGTGGCCGTCCACCGAGGGCTCCCGGTTGCACCGCTCGCACACCGGATACAGGGCCAGCAGCGCGTCCCGGAGCGCGCGCCTCTTCGCCAGCAGGATGCGGCGCTTCGCCGACACGCGTGCCACGCCCCGGGTCGCGGTCAGCGGGGTGTGGCGGGGGAGGGGGACGTAGGTCACGAGGCCCTCCGACGTTCGGCGTCGCTCAGTCGGCGATTACGTCTACGCCTGGCGTCTTGGGCGCGCCTACGCGCCCGCGTCTCTTCTGACTCCCGGGCCCGACTCGCTCGGGACACGGAGGCGTGTGCCTGCTTGCACGGCTCGCAGCGGCAGCCAGCGCCGTACGCGCTCTCTACCCCGTGGTTCAGGCGCGACGCGGCGAGGCGCTCCGCGCGGTTTCGCGCCACACGCTCGCGCTGGTAGGTGCAGCACGGGACGCAACGGCAGCCGAACCTGCCGTAGGCCTTCGACGTGCCGTGTCTCAGCAAGTCGGCGCTCACGCCGCCTCACCGCCCGCAGCCCCGCTTGACTCGACGGCTGCGGCGACGATCTCCACCGTGGCCCGTCCCGGCTCCGACTTGCACCAGGCATCGGGGTCGATGCCGAGCGGCACCAGCCCCGAGCGGGTCCGGTAGCCGGAGACCTGCGCGGACAGCAGGTAGAACCGGATCACGTCGCCGAACAGGGGCAGCAGCGTCTCGTCCACCTCCCCGGTCTCCGGATCGGTCGCGAAGCGCACGCCGAGTTCCCTCAGCAGGCCGTCGTGGTCCCACTCGGTGCGATTGCGCCCGCTGCGGCGCTCCACGTGCAGGCCGGCGAAGTCCAGGACCGGCACCGGCATGACCCGGGCCAGCGCCCGCACGACCCCGGCCTCGGCGCGGGCGAGGGTGACCCGCTGCGCGCGAATCTCCGCCAGGTACAGGGCCAGGGGGCGGGCTGCGGTGACGCGCAGCTCGGGGTCGGCGTGGCGCTCGGCCAGCGCCATCGCCTCGTCCTCCAGGGCGTGCAGGACGGCGTCATGCTCGATGGCGCGGACAGCGTCGGCGAGAGCCGCGTAGATCGTCACGACGCCCCGCCGCAGGGAACCAGCGGGTCGACCATGACCGTGATGGCCTCCGCGCCGTCAGCATCCGGCTCGCACGGCACCATGCCGTCGTCGTCAGGCCGGACGTAGCGGAACCAGCCACGCGACACCCGGGCGGTCCCGGCAAGCGCCCATGCCTCCTCGGACGGGATATCCGCCTCGGTCAGCAGGTAGCCAAGGAGGGCGTGCCGGGCATCGTGGTCGCCGACGTGCGAGCCGATGTACCACTGCTGGCCCGCCTCGTCCTCGACGACCACTGACGCGGCGGCGGGTGACGAGGGCGACTCGCAAGGACGACGCCCAACCAGCCCAGCGTCGTCGCCCTCGTTCTTACCTGGCTGTCCAGACCCGAGGTCGGTCATGCCGCCCGCGGCGTCGTCGTCCGGGTCAACCTCCGGCGGCAACATCGCCGCGAGGGTGCGCCTGCTCACCGTCGCCTGGTAGGTCTCCCGGAATGACCACCGGAGTAGAACCTTGTCGTTGCCCTCCGGCCCGCCGGTCACCGGAGTTCCCCCGCCTTGATCTGACCGACGACGGGCCGGACCTCTACGACGGTGCGGTCCCGCGGGACCGCTTCCCAGCCATCCGGCAGCAATCGGCAGTCGCGGATGTCGGCGGCAACGACGCTGGCCTTGTAGTCATCGACGCGCAGGAACAGGTAGATACGCCCGTCCACGGTCGGGCTGGCGACTGCATGCGTCTCCTGCTCCAGCAGCACCGCGAGGGCGTCCACCTCCTTCGCAGTGAGCACGCTCATGCGCTCTTCCCCTTCGTGGTCCGGCTCCGGGTGATCTCGTCCAGCAGCGCACCGAGGCCCACGACCCGGTGATCGGGGCGGGTGATCGGGTGGTCGACCAGGCCCCGGCGGGCGCACTCCAGCGTCAGCCGCGTCAGGTCCGCCTTCGAGGTGCCCTCGGCCTGCGCGGCGCTGTAGATGCGCTGCGCGACCGTCTCGTCGTCCTCACCCGCAGCGTCCGGCTCGGCTGGTCCGTCCTGGCCGGTGAGGTGCGCCAGGTAGGAGCGCAGGGTGGGCTCGTCCGCGTCACGGATCGACCCGCCGCTCCATCCCTCGAAGTCGGCAGCGATCGCGTCGGGGTCCATGTCCTGCGCGCGGCCCGCTGCCGCGACCTCGCTACGCAGCGCCGCCCGAGGGTCGACGGGCGGGTCGATCGGCGGCGGATCGGGCGGGTCGGCGTAGTCGTCGTGGAGGTCCCCGCCCTTGTGCCACAAGTCAAGGGCGACACCGAAGCGCATCGCGGCGTTGCGAATCGCGTCGCCGATCCGCTGCTTCGGGTCCGGCCCGTCGCCGTAGCCGAGACGGCTGACGCCGCAGACCGTCAGCCTGATCCACAGACCGCCCGACCGGTCGTAGGCGGGCAGGCCGTCGCAGTCGAGCGCGAGCGGCTCCCACGTCCACCCCGGGTCCACATCGAGCAGGCGGTCCGTGACGGCGGCATGACCCACGTAATCGAGGTCGATATGTGCGGTCGTCATGTAGTTGCCGCAGCGCGGGCACTTGCTCTTCGCGTGCTCGCCGCAGACCTTGCCGCGGGCGTCGGTGCAGGCCCGGCAGGTCGCCTTGGGTAGTTTGCCGATCAGCCCGCGCTCAAACGGCTGCCGCAGCACGTCGGCCCAGGCGAGGGCGGCCTTCGGGTCGGCGCTCACGACGACACCGCGTTCAGAGCCGCGCCGAGGAAGCGGGCGAGGTTCCAGCAGGCGCTTGATGCGCGGACGGTCGCGGCGATGTAGCAGTGCGCGCAGACACCTTCGGTCGCTGCCGGGTTGGGGCAGCCGGCGGAGCTGCACCGTCGCGGGCCGTGGGGCGCGGTCACGAGGCACGGTCCGTGGCGGTGTGGACGGCGTCGAGGACGGCACGGAGTTCGCGGACGCGGCGGGCGTCGCGTTCGTCGTCGCGGCGGAACGCCGCCAGGGACGGCTCGTGGCGTTGACACGCCGCGTAGCGGTCGTAGAAGTGCCGGGACGGGCCGTGGTCGCAGAACGAGCAGGTGGAGGGCAGGTCGGCCCAGCCGGTGTCCTCGGGTTCCTGCTCGGCCAGCGCCGTCGCGTCGAGGGCTGCCGCGCAGGACGGGCAGAGGCCGCCGGTCAGGTCGTCAGGAGCGCAGGCGTGTCCGCAGGAGGCCGTCATCGTGTACTCGGGGGTCGTCACGCCGCGCCGCCGATGACATCTTCCCGCCACCAGGACGGAAGCTTCTTGCCGCCGCGCCCCGCGTTGATGATCTCCACCGCGGCGGCTGCGACGCAGTGCCCCTTCTGGTTGCCGGTCTGGCGCCGCAGCACCTCGGCCTTGTTCAGTAGGCCGTTGACGCCGCCGTTGACGCTGCCGAGCTTGACTACCGCCGTCTGCTGGTCGAGGTCGCCGTCGTAGCGCTGGCAGAGCAACGCGATCCCGTCGATGACGGCTGCCTCAAGGCCCGCGTCGCCGTAGGAATCGGAGATCAGCCGCAGCGTGCGGGCGAGAGTTGCTCCGTTGGACCGCTCGTAGACGCGACGCAGGGTTCCGACTGCCGAGATCGCGCCCTCGACCCTGTCCTGCGAGACGCGCAGACCACACGCACGGACGACGCGCTCGATGTCGCACTCCATCTGGCGTCCGGCCTGCACACCGACGCGGAACTTCGCGAACGCGTTGACCGCGAGCACGTCGTTGAGCTTCAGGAACGTCTCGGCCTCCTCGGACTCGTTCAGTCCTTCGTAGGCCCAGCACTGCACCTGCTGGTCGCCCCAGCCGATCTCCTTCAGGGCAGCGATCCGGTGCTGCCCGTCGATGACGTAGAAGTTGCCGTCCCGGTGGTTCACGGTCGGCGTGCCGAACTGCTCCAGGTCGAACGACGCGACGATCCGATCGACCCGGGCCTGGTTCAGATCGCGCTGCGCCAGCGGCGACACGCGCATGAGGGAGATCGGCACCCAGCGCAGGCGGGCCTCCCGCTCGACACGACGCCCCTCCGTGGCCTTGCTCATACGTCCAACTCCTTCACGAGTCGATTGAGTCGGCGCAGCGACTGGCGCAGCGAGGCCGTCCAGCCGTCGATGCGCGTGCTGTCGATGCCGGCGAAGTCGATGAGGTCCAGGCCGAGGCAGTAGCCCTCCAGGCCCTGCACGGTCTGCTCTACGATGCGGTTCGGATCGTGGCGACGGGTCCTGCGGAGCAACTCCGGACGCGTGGTCTTGGGTGGGTCCACGCCCTTCACCTTGCGGACCACGTTGGCGCGGGACAGGTTCCCCTCGGCCTTCGCCTCTTCGAGCGCGGAGTCGAACTGGTCATCGGAGACGCCGTCCGTCAGCGGGTACGCGGCGTTGCTGAGTTCGTCGCGACCAAGGAAGTCAGTCGGTCGATCCAGGTGCTGTCCGCGTGCTTCACCTGGATCGGAGCCCCGAACGCCGGGCCTGGGGCGACCACCCACGTCACCGGGCTTGGCGATCCCGCCCGCTTCCTGTCCACGACGGATCGCAACACCGATGCCACGCTCGGCCCGTCGCACGATCTCGGCCGCCGCCAGCTCGGCGTCGTGGCCCATCTGCTTCTGCGCGGTGTAGACGCGGATGGCCTCGGCCTGCGACTTCAGTTCGACGATCTGCTCTATCTCGCCGTGCGCCAGGGCCTGGGCCAGCCACTCCTTGGCGCGCTCACACGCCAGAACAACGAACGCAGCCGGGTCGGCCGCTGCGTCGAGTGCGGTCGGGTTGGCGGCGAGCACGGCCAGTTCCGTCACGACGCGCCGCCTTGGCCGGGTGCCCGACCGGCAGCGTCCGCGCGCCAGGTCAGCCCCGCGCACGTCGGGCACCCGGGCGCGCAGTCGCCGCCGTCCTCATCGGTCAGGTGGATCAGGTGCCGCTGCGACCACCAGCCGGGGCACCGGCACTCGGTGCAGGAACTCCGCCACTCGTTCGGTGACGGGTGCTGCGCGAGCGCGTGCGTGCAGCGGGCGCAGTCGCTCGGGGCCCGCCCGCCCGGTCCCTCTTGTGGTGAGGAGGCGGCGGCGAGAGCGGCACGGAGATCGGCGGCGAGCGCGTCGCGCCGATCAGCGTCCGTATGGTGCCCGCGATACCCCACAACGATCAGCACCTGGGCCAGCAACGGCAGCAACTCCGCCTCCGGGAGCACGAGCGCCAAACCACCCAGCCGTTCCCGCCAGCCCGGCGTCGTCACCGGGCACCGCCCCGGATCGCTGTCGCGACACCGTTAAGGGCGACGACGAGCCGAGCGGCGCGGCGCATGCGCTCCTGCTTGGCGTCAGCCGCCGTGAACTCGCGGATGGCGAGACTCTTGGCGTAGCCGCGCCGCCGGCCACCGACCGCCCGCGCGGCGGACCTCGACTGGCCGGTGAACTCGTGGTCCTTCACGGCGAGGCTTGACGGGGCTGGAATGCCGTCGAGACGCGCGGGCGGGTAGCCGCCGGCCGCGCCGCAGACCACGTTCCGGCCGCGCGCCGGGGCGACCTCCCACACCGGGCGCGGCTTCTCGCGGGGCACGAGCCCGCCGGAGAGGGTGCGGCGGTGGGTCGGGGTCGTCTCCCGCTTGCGGGCGGCGCGGCCGGTCAGGCGGATACGGGGCTGGTTCATGCGGCACCTCTCTTGGCGCGGCGGGGCACGGACTGAAGGGCCCGCTGGTGGTCGGCGATGGTCGGCTCGGCGGCCCGGGCCTCGATGGCGCGCAGGTCGGCAGGCGAGAAGCGCACCGAGCGGCCGTAGCGGTGGTGCGGGACCTCGCGGCTGCGGGCCTGCTCGATGAGCCAGCGGGCCGAGACGCCGAGGTAGGCGGCGGCGTCGGCGGCCGTGAGGCCGCGGTCGGGGGTGGTCATGTCCAGCCGCCGACCTGGGATTCGCCCTCGACCTCACGGGCGAGGCGGGCAGCCGCGACGGCGAGGACCGTGCAGAGGTCGGCGAGGGCGTGGAGGGCCCGACGGGTGGGGCTCTGGCCGCCGGGCGTGCCGCTCGGTCCGGCGACGGGAGCCAGCCCGTGGGGGGTGCGCGAGGGCGCGGCCGGGGCGGACGCCCGGCGGCCAGAGACTGAGGGCCAGGGCGGGGCGCCCCGGCTGTACGGGGGGGTCATGCGGCACCCGCTGACGGGTTTCGCTCGGTGATCGACGCGACCGCACGATCGCTCGTGAGAGCCGCCAGGGGAACGCCGAGTGTATCGGCGATCCGGCGGGCGAGTTCGGGGCTCGGCTGACGCACGCCCTTCTCGATGTTGACGAGGTAGCCGTGGGTGATGCCGACCGCGACGGCGAACTTCGAGCCCATCCAGCCGTACGCCTCGCGGAGCGCCCGCAGCGCCGCGCCGTTGAAGGTTGTCTGAGCCATGCCGCGTATCTTGGCAAGATCAGGCAAGTATGTCAAGCAGATCATGGCAACTTTCTGCGAGTTCGCGTGTTGCACCCTCTGACCTGCGGAAACGTGCGAATCCTTGCGGTGTAACTACACGAGTGGTTTCCAAAGCAACTCGGACCAAGCGGACCTTTGCCTGTGCTTGCCTTTTCTCCGCTTGCCGCCCACGATCTTCGCTGTGACCGAGGTCGAGAACTGGAGGCGCCTCGCCGAGCACGTCGTTGCCCGGCGCGCGGCGATGGGACACCGCTCCCAAGCGGCGTTCCAGCAGGCCACCGGGTTCGGGGGGCGGACGCTCGGAGACCTTGAGCGCGGCGACCGCACCAACTACAGCGGCGCGACGCTGGCCCGGCTTGACCTCGCCCTCGGATGGGCTGTCGGGTCCGCGCGACGCGTCCTACGTGGCGGCGATCCGATCGTCTCGCCGAGCGCTCAGTCCACCGAGGTGGACTCCCCTGAGTCGGGCACGGCGGTGCTCCTGACAGAGCTCATGGACGAGCTACAGAAGGTCACGCCAGCACAGCGCGAGGCATCCATCCGGATCGCGCTCGACGTTGTCCGCGCTGTCACGGAACAGCAACATGACTGATACCCCCGCGCTACTGCCGACGCGTGACAGTGTGTCCACTTCACTTGATCGCCCCCGGGTCCAGAACCCTGCTTGGCTGCGGTCCCGTCGACTAACGAGGGACGCACCATGCACCTACGGATCATCGCTGCCGACATCGCGGTCGCGGCTATCACTATCGCTCTGCACGGCGCCGACATCACGATCGTTCTACGGCGTGAACTTTCTGTCGATGAGTGCGCCGTCGCGCTCACCACGTCGCTCGCCGCGCTACCTCTCGCGCTCCTTCTCGGGGGGGGGGGGGGGGGGGGGGGGGTGTGGGGGGTTGACCCCCCCCCCCCC